TAGAATCTGCTGTTGACCAACTTGAGCGCTACAAGATGCTCATGCAGAACTGGTGCCAACAGAACGTCTCTTGCACGGTAAGTTACTCTCCCGAAGAAGTCCCGGCCATTATCGATTGGCTCTTGGAGAACTGGGACAACTATGTTGGTGTGTCCTTCCTGTTACGTGCCGATCCGACCAAGACGGCTAAGGATCTTGGCTACCTATATCTCCCGCAGGAAGTGGTAACCAAAGAAGTCTATGAGCAGTATGTTTCTCAGTTGAAGCCTCTGGTGCTCGATAATGACGCGAACTCCTTCGAGGAGCTTCGTGACAACGAGTGTACTGGAGGAGCTTGCCCGATCCGATGATCAACACGACCCCTATCGCTGCCTGAAAAGGTACGCGGTGGGGGGGTTCTTTTTCTTAATTTGGTTGCAGTTATGGAGAGCTATTAAATGAGTAAACTTAGCCAAATCTACCCCAAGTACTACAAGAGCACCCAGGGTCTAACCGAACTGGATGTGTATGCCGTGCACAGTCTTTTTGGCATCAATGACCCATCTGGAGCGATCCACCATGCCAGTAAGAAACTACTACTTTCTGGTTCTCGTACTGGAGGCAAATCGGTTTATGAAGACATTCGCGAAGCTCGTGATACCTTGACTCGCTGGTTGGAGTTGTATGATCATTTCCAAGAGCATATCTCCTAGTCCTTCAACAAGAACAAGATCACTTTAGCCAGGAATCTGTAGAGCGCCATCCGGCGCTCTGCGAATTCCGTACAGCGTATTTACTTTCAAAGGACAGTTATGCCCAAATACAGTAATACGACCAACGTACCATTGTCACTGGCGGTGTTTCTCGCCACGGACAACTACGACTACAACAGTGATCCTCATCACATCTCGGCTACCAGCCTGATCAAGTCAGTACGTCAGATAATCCTGACAGCCCGGATTCCTCAGGACGAGGTATCCATTGAACTGGAGCAAATGATCTCCAGCCGCATAGGAACGGCTATTCACGATGCCATTGAGCGAGCATGGATCCAGAACTACCAAACTGCTTTGCAGAACCTTGGTTATCCTAAACGGATAATCGAGCGTATCCGCATCAATCCTGATCCTGCTGAAGTCACCGACGACATCATTCCAATTTACCTAGAGCAACGCACTACCAAACAGGTAGGCAACTTCCTCATTTCAGGTAAATTTGACTTTGTAGGTGATGGTCGGGTGGAAGACTTCAAGACTACTTCAGTCTACACCGCCATCAACCATACCAACGATGAGAAGTACATCTTGCAGGGGTCGATCTATCGCTGGCTCAACCCACAACTCATCACGAAAGATGAGATGGCAATTCAATTCATCTTCACAGATTGGTCTGCTGCCAAAGCCAGAACCGATCCTAATTATCCACAAAAGCGTATCCAGCAGCGCATCTTGAAACTCAAGTCGATTGCTGAGACCGATGCCTATGTGCGCCGCAAGATCTCTCTAATCGAACGCTACTGGAATGCTCCAGAAGAAGAAATTCCAGAGTGCAGTGATGCCGATCTGTGGCGTTCTGAGCCCGTGTTCAAGTACTTCAAGAACCCAGCCAAGATGATCCGCAGCACCAAGAACTACGCTACTCGGCAAGAAGCCAACCAACGGTTGGCCGAAGACGGTTTTGTGGGTGTTGTGGTAGAACAGCCTGGTCAAGTCACTGCTTGTAAATACTGTAGTGCTTTTCCCTTGTGCACCCAGAAAGACCGGCTTATTGCAGCCGGGGATCTGGTGATCTGATCATTTATTTTTTTAGTGGTTGATTGTTATGAAAAGTTACGACGAAATGTCCCACCATCCACAGGCTGAACAACTGGTTCAGATCCTGTGCGACCGTACCCAAAACACGAATCCTTTGTTTTTCCGTGTTCTTGTGGCCTACTATTTCTGCGTAGTGGCATCCATGATGCGTACCACCATTGCCACTCACGATCGGGGTGATATTCCAGTGAATATGTACGCACTGAATCTGTCGCCTTCAGGCACGGGCAAAGGTTTTTCCACCAATATCATGGAAAACGAAGTGATTGCGAAATTTCGCACTCGTTTTCTTGAAGAAACTTTCCCCTTGCTGGCCGAGCAAAACCTACCCAAGCTCGCTAACAAGCGTGCCGTGCGCAAGAACGTGGATCCAGACGAAGAACTACAGCGGGTACAAAAAGAGTTTGATGCACTCGGTCCTCTGATGTTCAGCTTTGACTCGGCTACCGCTGCTGCCATCAAGCAGATGCGTCACAAGCTGTTGATGGCTGATGCGGGGTCTCTGAACTTACAGATCGACGAGATTGGCTCCAACCTGACGGGTAACCTGGAAGCACTCAACATCTTTTTGGAGTTGTACGACGTAGGCGCGATCAAAGAAAAGTTGATCAAGAACACGTCAGACAACATTCGGGTGGAGCAAATCATCGGTAACACACCAACCAACATGCTGTTGTTCGGTACCCCGGCTAAGCTACTCAACGGCAGCAAAACGGAAGAAGAGCTGTACTCCATGCTGGAGACCGGCTATGCTCGTCGATGCTTCTTTGGCTACATTCGCTCATCGACCAAGAAGCACATGCCGACACCTGAAGAAGTATACGACATGCTGACGAACCCACATAACAACAACTTCATTGACCAGTTTTCCACTCACCTGGAAAACTTGGCTGATATGGTCAACGTCAAGCGTCGTCTACAGGTTTCCCGTGACACTAGTTTGCTACTCATTGAGTACAAGCAGCGGTGTGAGAAGATAGCTGATCAACTGCCAGAGCACGAGGAAATCCGCAAGGCTGAACTCAGCCACCGCTACTTCAAAGCATTGAAATTAGCTGGGGCTTATGCTTTTGTAGATAACTCACCACGCCTCACTGACGAACACTTGTACCAAGCCATCAAGTTGGCTGAGGAATCAGGCAAAGCGTTTGATGATCTGCTAACACGAGATCGTCCTTACGTCAAGTTGGCGAAATACATCGCATCGTGTAAACGTGAGGTGACCCAAGCCGACCTGGTGGAAGATCTTCCCTTCTATCGGGGATCAGCGGCACAAAAGCAGGAGATGCTGAACTTGGCCATTGCCTATGGCTACAAGAACAACATCATCATCAAGAAATCGTTTGCTGATGGTATCGAGTTCCTGCGTGGTGAAACCCTGAAGGAAACCAACCTGAAGAAGATTATTGTCTCGTACTCGGACGATGTAGCCTACAACTACCAGAATGAGCATGCCCCATTCGACATGCTACACAAGCTCACCCAAGCTCAAGGGCTGCATTGGGTCAACCATCATCTGCTCAACGGTCACCGTGCCGAAGAGAACGCCATTGCCGGATTCAACTTGGTAGTAGTCGATGTGGATGGTGGAGTGAACATGAGCACGGCTCAGTTGTTGCTCAAGAACTATAAATACTTGATGCACACCACCAAACGGCACACGGACGATGAGCATCGCTTCCGGATCATCCTGCCAACTAACTATGAGTTAGCTCTGGATGCGAAGGACTACAAAGAGTTTATGTCCAATATCTACGAGTGGTTACCTTTCGAGGTGGACACCAGCACAGGACAGCGAGCACGTAAGTGGCTCTGTCACAATGGTCACTATGTGTATAACGATGGTGAGCTGTTGGATGTCCTACCATTCATCCCGAAAACCAGTAAGAATGAGGAACGTAAGGAGCAGATGAAATCCTTGCAGTCCATGGACAACCTGGAGCGCTGGATGATAAACAATATTGGTGAAGGCAACCGCAACAATATGCTGCTACGCTATGCCATGGTTCTGGTGGATGCTGGATTTGACTTTGAAGGTATACGGTCTCGTGTAATGGCACTGAACAATAAAATTGTGGACAAACTCGATGAAGCTGAAATCATGTCTACGATCATGGTCACAGTTGGAAAAACATTGGCACAGAGAAAGAAATAAATTTCTCGATAGCCAATATCATTAAAACGGGAGTCGCCCTCCGGGCGATTCTCCGAATCTAAACAAAAACCAAGACGGCTTAATCCTATCTTTCTTTCTGAGGTTCACATCCTATGAGTACTACTATTCCCTATAACGATCACCTTGTACTTCTATGTGGTAAGTCAGCCACTGGTAAGTCTGCATCGCTAATGTACTTACGTAATCCAGAAGGTGTGATGTATCTCAACTGCGAGGCGGGTAAAAAACTACCCTTCCGAGCCAAGTTCAAGCAGTACACCATCACCGATCCACTCCAAGTGATGGAAGCCTTTCAAGCTACTGAGAACATGGAAGACATTCACACCATCGTGATCGACAGCCTGACTTATCTGCTGGATATGTACGAATCAATTTATGTGCTGAAGGCTTCCAATACCATGCAGGCTTGGGGTCAGTTCGCACAGTACTTCAAAGAACTAATGCAGCAGTATGTGGCTCGATCTACTAAGAACGTCATCTTCATCGCTCATACAGCGGATACGTTGAATGAAAACGAGATGGTGATAGAAACCAAGGTACCAGTCAAAGGTTCCTTGAAAAACAATGGCATTGAAAGTTACTTTACTGTAGTAATTGCATCAAAGAAGGTGCCATTGAAAGTACTGAAGGAGTATTCATCTGATCTTCTGACGATTACTCCTGAAGAAGAAGCGCTGGGATACAAGTATGTGTTCCAGACTAAACTCACGAAAGACACTGTAAATGAACGTCTTCGTGGTCCACTGGGGTTGTTCGATATCAAGGAGACTTATATCGACAACAATATGCAACTGGTGCTAGATCGTCTGCATGAATATTACAGCTAATTCACATTGTCGTATTTGGAGGATAAAATTTAGCACTCTAAACTAACTCAACACACCTATAATCAACTTTTGCCAACATTTAAAAAGGAAAGGGACATTTTTATGAGTATTCTCGCATCTCTCGTTACCGACGATTCCATCACCAACGAAAAAGACACTGTAGGAGGTGGTGGCAATCGCATTCTGGATTCTGGTCTGTACCTCTGCACGGTGGAAACAGCTTACATTACCAAAGCAACTAGTGGTGCCTTGGGTTTGGTTGTCAACTTCAAAACAGAGGATGGCCGCGACTTACGCCAGACTTTCTGGTTGACTTCGGGCAGCACTAAAGGCTGCAAGAACTACTATGAAAAAAACGGCGAAAAGCACTACCTGCCTGGTTTCATTATGGCTAACTCGTTGTCCCTGTTGACCACTGGCATGGAAATCAACCAACTGGAGACTGAAAAGAAGGTCATCCCCCTGTATAACCCGGAAGCCAAGGCTGAAGTTCCGACCAAAGTAGACATGGTTATGGATCTGCTAGGCAAGGAAATTTTGGCAGGTGTGCTCAAGGTCATCGTGGACAAGACCAAGAAGAATGAAGCCACCGGCATCTATGAGCCGACTGGTGAAACCCGTGAAGAAAACGAGGTAGACAAATTCTTCCGTGCCCGTGACAAGATGACCACTGCTGAGATTCGTGCTCAGGCTCCCGAAGCCACTTTCTACAAGGTCTGGGCTGAGAAGTGGACTGGCAAGGTCAAAGAAAAGGCCAAGGGTGCGGGTCAAGCAGCAGGAGGCTTGGCTAATGCCAACACTGGTAGCCTTGGTTTGCCTAAAGCACCAACAGCTAGTGGGATCAAGCGACCAACGACTAGCCTGTTCTCTTGATCTAAATTTCTGTTAATTTAGCCACTCCCACAGGGGAGTGGCTTTTTACTTGGAGGTATACATGCAAGTAACCCAGGATCGCTCTGATCTGCTGTTCATAGACAATATTCAGGATTTGGTCGCTGCACTCACGGCGTGGCATGACCAGAAGGTTCAAATTCTGGAATACATGATGACCATCCCGTCTGGTACAGAAATGCTCATCAATGACAATGAAACCATCGTTCTTGATGGCGACGTACATAAAGGATTCTGTGCTGGAATTATTGTAGCTCTGTCTGAACTAGGCACTCTACCATTCGAGGTTACAGCCGATGCTGAAGAACCTCATTCCCCCGAAACCAACAACGACACGCAAAGACATAGTGATGATCACGAACCTACTCCAACGCGACTTGTTCACTGAAGACGTGCTGTTGCAGGTAGTGGGGTTTGATCCTAGTCTGCGCAATTGGGGCATTGCAAAAGGCATATTACGGCTTAATACCACATTCGACATCCAGATTCAGGAAGTGAGTGTGATCACTCCACACTTACCTGCTACCAAGCAGGTACGACAAAACA